GATTGCGTCGCGTGCCAGTTCGACCGGAACCATGCCTTCGAGGCCGTCGTCCGAGAGCCACCGAACGTGCATGATCTGGTCTTGCGTGAACGTCTCCGATGTGCCGTTTTCGTTGCGGTACTTGTAACGAATGCGTCCGTTCTCAAGACGCTCCGGCTTCATGCGGCTCGGATGGAGCGGCTGAATCTCTGTCGCGAACCCGGCGTTGCCTGGGACGATGAGGTTGTACGCGTTGCCCCACAGGGCGAGCCACAGAACCTGCTGCTCAAGCCACTCGAAACTCGTCTGCCAAGAATTAGGGGCGATCCGAAGCCGGTGGTACAGCGGATGATCGCGAGCGATTTCTTTTCCGCCGGTCGGAATGTACCGATAGAGATGCAGCGGCAAAGATGCCATCGACTCGGCGAGTACGCGAGCGCATGCAAGAACAACGGTGGACTTGAGAGCCGTCTCTGGGTCGATTCTTACCCCAGCGGGGTTTCGCGATCCGGTTGAACCTTCGGTATCCCAAGGAATGTGACGAGACTCGATGTCGCCTTCCGGGAGCCACAGAATCTTGCCAGATGCGATCATAGGAGGAACATCCCGGGTTCAGGTGTCTCTGCTTTTGGCTGCTGGCCCGCCGCGTATGCACCGATCGCCATGATCAGACTGACGATTCCGTCGATGCGTTGCGGAGACCCGGTCTTGGGCTTCACTGGCCTGATGTTGTCGTTCGCGTCAACCTTCACGGATACGTTGCTTGCCATCCAAGACAAGACCAGATTCCCGCCGTGCCTGATCTTGCCAGACGCGACTAGGTTCTCCAGCATCTTGGAGGGCGGCGACATTGAGCCGACGCCCTGCGAGAAGCCTACTACATCGAAGCCGTCTGCTTGAAGTTGGAGGCTCAATTGAGTGGCATTCCAGCGGTCAATGGCTATTTGCCGCACGTTGTAGATCTTGCCAAAATCGTTGATCTCACGCCGTATGAAGTCGTAGTCCGTGCAGTTTCCGTCGGTCATCATGAGCCCGGTCGAAGGGTCGTTTGACCAGAGGATATACGGAACCCCGTCGCGGCGTTCTCGCTCAAGAGCGTTGTCGCCGGGTATCCAGAAGCGGCAGAGTACGTCGAACGTGCCGTCTTCGGCCGGGAACAGGGCGATCATGGCCGAGGTGTCATAGGTCGTAGCCAAGTCGAGGCCGACGTAGCACTCGCGACCTTCGAGCGGCCCCGGAGGCTTGTGATTGCAGGCAGCCCAAGCCTCCATCTTGATCCATCGCGTGTCCTGCTGAGTCCACTGATTTAGGCGATAGCGGCGGAACGAGTTTTCCTTGGTCGATGACAGCAGGCTCTCGCGAAAGTCGGACTGAAAGTCCTTCGGGTCGATGGTCACCGACCACGATGGATTCGCCTTCGGCCAGTTTTCCGGCTTCGTCCAGTCGTCTGTCTCTGGCATCTCGTGGATGCACGGGTAGAACTGCGGATCGTGCCGCCAGTCACGCATGACAGCCTTCGCATACGAATACTGCTCGAAGCAGATTGAGTTGCGGTCGTAGCCAGCCGTTGAGATGGAGATGACAAGGCTCTGGTCTCGCGCGGCTCCGCCGTAACGGCAGGCGTCCCACAGTCTGCGGTCTCGCTGGGTGTGCAACTCGTCGAACAGGAGTCCGTGTATGTTCAAGCCTTCGGCCCGAAACGAGTCGCCGGAGAGAATCTTCCAGAACGACGCGGACGCTTTGTGGGTGATGTGCTTGCGAGACTCGATCACTTCGAGCGACCTAGACAAGATCGGCGAGGCACGGACCATGTTCATGGCCTCGCGGAACACGATTCCAGCCTGATCGCGGTCTGCGGCAGCGGAGTAGATTTCAGCACCGGGCTCTGAGTCGGCGACCAAAAGGTACAGGCCGACGCCCGACAAGATCGTTGACTTGCCGGACTTCTTTGCCGTGCTGATATAGGCGACCCGATAGCGACGCAGGTCGTCGTCTACCCGAACCCAGCCGAACAGGTCTTCGAGCATCTCCCGCTGCCACGGCAAGAGCGTGAACGGCTTTCCAGCGAACTTGCCCTTCGAGTGGTACAGGAACTCCTCGAAGAACCGGACGACGTGAGCGGCCTTCTGTTCGTTGAAGTAGTATTCCAGCCCCTGCTCAGCCGCTTCGCTGCGAGGCAAACGAGGCAAGAGGATCTTCGTCTCGGCTTCCATGCAGTGTCACCTGTGATCTGCTGCTCGGCGTCAGGCCGAACTCTTGCTCAATGCGAAGCAGTAGCAGTGCGAGCGATCGCATCTGCGTCGCGTATGGGGTCGACTGCATATAGCGAACACGCTGCTTCGACGGGTCTTTCGGGTCTTGCTCCCAGATCGTAAGAACGTCGCCGTTCTTGCGAACCATGTCGTAGTTCTTCTTCCACTGCTCCCACAGCGCACAGTAGCGGGCGAGTGTTTCAACGTCGGCCTCGGTTAGCACCCTCATCCTGGCGAGGACAGGCACGACCTGATGCCACTTCTGGAGCGCGACTCCGTCGAGCCAGTCTGGTGCAGGCGCAGTCTCTTCGTCAATGGCGTCCGGCGTTGGCTCGTCACCGTTGAGCGACCGCTTGCCGGGATTGCCCCGCGTGTATTTCAGGATGCTCGGCTGCGGTGCAGGACCTCGCTTGCCCATCTTGCTTACTCCTTTGGAAGAAGATCACCAGAGATAGGATACGCCGTGGACTTGATTGTCTTCAATCGGAGGTTGGTGACGCCGCCTGATTTCTTGTAAAGCGAGCAGAGGCCAGCGTGACGCTCGGCGATCTTGGCGAGTTCTTTCGCGTGATCCTTCTGGCGCAGTTCGTCGCTTCCTCCGAGTTCGGCCTGCATACCGCCGGGGGCGAAATACTTTGTCTTCGGGCAGAGCCAGTCCAGCCTGACGACGACGCCGTACCGCCGAAACGACCTTAGCGTAGTCTCAAAGTCCTCGCCTGAAGATACGAGCGGCCTGTCGTCGCTGCACAATGCTGGATCGCCGGCGTAAGACCCGTGGAATATCCCGCAGATGTAGCGGAGGCCAGCACTCGAAGACCGCTTCATGTAGAAGCCGTTCTCGACCGCTGAGATTCCCCAGAGTTTCGCCCCGGTCGATTCGCACAGCCGGAACGCATACTCGGCGACCATGCCGATGTCGCCTGCGTACGAAGAAAGTTTGCCAGCCGAGTTCAGGAACTTCAGGTCGTACAGGTCGTCGTCTACGTTGAGGATCTTCTCCCCTTTGCCGTAGTGTGCGTTGTAGAACCGCCGCTGATTGATCAACCCGGGTACGCCGCGAATCACGTTCACCTTCGGAAGAACTTTTTTGTATTCGCGTTCGTCCTGCTCGTCGGCAACGAAGACGTCGATCTTGCTTTCTGGCACGCCCAGCCTTGAGAGCGTCGCGACCGTGCGAGCCTTGCAGGTCTCTGCCCTGCGATACGACGGAACAGCGTAATGAATCACAGTTCGCCGTACTCCTCTGCGTGTTCCATCGCCTCTGGGCAGTCCTCGAACAAGTAGTCGAACTCGGCCAAGAGCGGCGCGCGATCCTTCAGGCTCTCGCGGACGGAAGCCCCCTTTGACGCGCCGGAGCCAACGAACGAAGACCCGCTGCCGTCGCTCAGCACAGACTCGGCAATCCAAGGCGGCGGGGCGTCCATGATGTCGAGCATACTGCCGACGGCAGGCTTGAACGCATCGACGATTGCCTGCCCTGCGGTCTCGACTCCTCGGCCGTAGTGAAGGCCGACGACGGGGACTCCGCTCTTCGTTCGGCCATTCTGGACTGACTCATAGTGATCCCGCCAAACGTCAACGTCCAACTTGCGAAAGCCGGACGCCATGATGTTGTTCTCGCCCTTCCGCTCGAGCCACCGCCGCCTGCTCAAAGCGATGCTTCGCAGCGAACGCAGCGTGACAAAGATTGGGAGGGCCGAGGCTGTCTTGACAAACGGACTGAGGCCGGCGAGGACGCCTCTGGCCTTCTCGGCGACCATATCGACCGTCTCGTCCTCGATGTTGATCGCCAAGAACTTCATGCGGAACCCGCTCGGGTTCATGGCACGGACGCTCTCATGCCCGGACAGGCAGGCGTAAGACGCCTCGGCGTAGATCGGCTCGTCGCCAGTTCGCGGGGCTGCCCTACGCTCTGCCGTGTAGTAGTGATTCTGCTTCCGCGAAGTCAGGTTGGCTGCCTGATCTATGGCCTTTTTCTTCGGCAAAAGTTTCATGCTGCCGATTGAGTTCACATGAAGGCCGAACTCCACGGGGTCGCTGATTACCACCGAGGCGAGCGACCTGTGCATACAGAAGTGCGAGCCGGATCGCCTCATGGTCGCGAAGATGATCGCCGGAATCATTTTTCAGTCCTCGCCGCCAGACGGGCGTTGTAAATAGCCTCGATGCTCTCGTCGCTCATGGCCTCACTTCCAGGGTCTTTGTCCACGTTCGCTGGGTACGCCCCGGAGTGGCAGTCGCACGTCCGGCACAACGGCAGAGTCCTGTCTTTCTTGAGCAGCCTTCGCCGGTACGCCGAGAACACTGGGCCGTTCCAAATCTGCACGAGCGTGCTTTCTGGGATGCGTCCGGCGGGGACGTCTGCGTAGTAATCGTTGCAGCAGATCATGGCTTCGCCACGCCAGTTGATGTTGAGCAGCCGGAACGGCTTCACGCACATGCGCTTGATCGGCTCTGTCGGCACCGGCAGGAACTCCGGGATGGAGCCCGCTCGGTTCTGCAGCGAAAAGATCCCGTCGCCGAAGTTGTCGCCGTCGCTCTTGTCATAGACCTTGATCGCCCGCCGCCCGCTCGGGATGGGCAGGTACACAACGTCCATCAGTTCGCCGTGCTTCGCCTCGTACTCCTGCTTCCACTGAAGAAACACAGGATAACGCTTCGCGACGTAGGCGTTCAGCACGACCTGATTGATTCCGATGTCGTCGTAGAGCCACTCAAGGTCTTCGCGCGACTTCATGTAGTCGCCGTTCGTGGACACCATCAGCGTCGCACGAGGCAGCATCATGCGGGCCTGACGGGCCAGCCGGTCGAAGTGCGACCTGTTCTTCAGCGGCTCGTTGTAGATGTAGAACTCGAATCGGCCTGCGTACTTGAGTGCCGCCAGTTCGCCCAAGATCGAGCCGAACACGACCTCGCTCATTAGTTCTTCGGGCCGCTGGTAGACGGACACGGGGCAGAACTTGCATCGCCGATTGCAGGCCGCAGAGATCTCGACGCTGATTGTGTTGAACAGTTTCACCGAAGTGGCTCGCCGCGTTTTCTGTTCTTGGCCCACTCGACCTCTTCGGCCGCTGCCTTGCAGTTGATCATGTGCTCTCGGTAGTAGAACACAAGAGTGACCCGCTCGTGCCCGACGCGAAGGTTCTTTAGTGGCGTGTTTCCGTGCCATTCGTGGACATCGGCCAGACAGAGGCACCCGTTGCCCATGCTGACAGCCACCCTGAAGGCCGGGAAGCAAAGGAAGCCGCCGTCGTACTTGTCGTTCCTCAAGCACGACATGACGCCGAATCCGGCGTGCAGGTCGCCGGCGTCCTTGTGGACAGCCGTCTGGAAGTTCTTGTTCACAGTCACAGTCGTGAACGTGCTTTCAGGGATCACCCAGTCCTTCGCCGTCCGGTCGGCAAACTCACGCTGAACCTGCCATCGCTCAGGCATGAACTCGCGGAAGCCCTCGTCGGCCCGCTGGATATACGGCAAGAACTGCCGCCACTTCGCCGCTTGATGAATCAGGAACGAGGTCTGTCGGCAGAACGGGAACCTCGCACTCCGGTCGAAGTACCCGACAATGCCGCTGTGGACAAGGCCGCCTCGCGTCGTCTTGCTCAGCGTGCCGTCCCGCTTGACTTCCTTGTAGTGATTCCCCTTGCCGCTCTGCCAGCCGACAACGTCGGAGTTGCGAACTGGCGTCAGGGCGATGTCGCCTGCGGCTGTCCCTCGGTTGTCGTTCAGCGTCGCCGCCTTGCGGCAGACCGGAAGCACCGAGCGGACGAGGCTGTCGTCAAACCAGTGGGGGCGGTACTTGACCAGAGGTGTCCCGTCTGGCTTGAAGATGTCGCACGGCTCTTCGCCGCCAAGAAGGACATCGTAGTGCGACTCGTCGATCTTGGCACCGCTGAGGTGGTCTGCGTCGATCTTATCCCTTAGATGAATCACTTTCACGGCGAAGTGCCTCCAAGACTGTGTCCGTGATGTTGTCCGTTTTGTAACGACGCCCCAACTCCTCGGCGTACCGCTGGAAGTCCACGATGGTCTTCTCGTTGAAGAACAACTGAACCATGCGGACGCCGGATGGAGGCGGGAGTGCTTCCTCTTCCTGCTCGGGGGTCTCCTCGCCAGAGTCGTCGCCGCCAGCCTCCTCGACCTCTCGCTCAAAGATGCCGTTGTCCTTGGCGAGTTGCTCAAGCATCTCGTTCAGGGCGTCACTGTCGGTCGAGATTCCGGCGAGCAGTTTCTCGAGGGCTTCTGGGTCCGATCCGGCCATGTTCGCGATTGGGTCGAAGGTCGCCAAGATCTTGTCGGCCTCCTCGTCGTCCAGGTCGAGGACCAAGACGGGGATGACTGAGTCGCCCGCTGCTTCGACTCTCATGTGACCGTCGACCAGCATCAGTTTTCCGCCCTCTACTACACGGGCCAAAACCGCGTCAGCCATTCCTATTTCGGCCATGACCCCCCGCAGGGCATTCTGCTGCTCGGTCGGATGAGTCCGCCAGTTCTTCGGATTCGGAAGAATCTCGCTGGCCTTGATCCGACGCAGTTCCTTGATCCGGTCTCGAATCTTCATCGTATATCTCCAAAATGGGTCATTGAACGGCAGTTCGCGAGATTATGAGAAACCCCGATTTTTCGTCAAGCGAAAACGAGAGGCAAAACAAGACCCCCCCATCAAAAACCTGCGGCCATTCGGGTGGGGGAAACGGCCGGGGTTTATATTGTCCCGGGCGGCTAAGGCTTGACCTGCCCCCGCCTTCGGCGATTCGCGAACGAACATCCGCGAGAGCAGAAGAGTCCGGCGTCCTTCTTCTTGTCACTCCGGTACTCTCTTGTGAATGAAGATCCACACTCCTTGCATGATCTCACTCTGCATGAGATGCAGAGACTAGGAGGTCTTCCTCTTCCCGGAGGAGTCGAGATCTGTCCTCCACACTCAACACAGATTCCGGTGTTCATTCAATGTCTTCCTTGAGTGACATGAGATGCACAGAGTCTGGAGGTTCTCTGGATCATCACTTCCTCCCCGATCTCTCGGGATGATGTGGTCGACCTGAGCCTCTCTCTTCCCAGAGCAGACTCTTCCACAAGACCTGCACTGATAGGAGTCCCTGATCAGGATAGACATCCTGATGCTGCTCCATGACTTCGAGCAGTACCCTCTCTGTGCCGCGTTGGGCCTTGCTCGCTCACTCACAGAGACAAGCGGCTTGACTCTTGCTCTCAGTGGCCTGAGCGTCGGGACTCGCTTTGGCATTTGGCCCCTACGTGGGGTAAGAGTATGTGATTGCCACGGGCTGCGAGGCGTTGCCTGCTCTGTCAACTTGTCGCACGTACAGGGTTCGATTGTTCCCGGTCTGCAGGGTCAGCGACGAAAGCCACAGAGAGCCGTTGTGGGAATACTGGACGACGCTGCCGGATTCGATGAATCCATTTGCGGCACGAGTAGCACTAGTAGCACGATCTGCGAAGCCGAGTGCTGTGTCAAGAGTGAGAGTGGACACGAGGGCCGCCGGAGCAACTGTATCCAGTGTGAATGATAGCGACGCAGCCTGCGAGGCATTTCCTGCGACGTCCACCTGCCTGACAGAGAGCGAGTTCTGGCCTTCAACTGCCGTGAAGGAACTCTTCCATGTCGCGCCGCCGTTCGAGGAATACTGTAGCGTTGTCCCTGACTGCTGGCCTCCCACGGAGATAGTTCCGACGCTGGTATTCCTGTCTGTCTGCGAGGTGCCTGTGTCTTGAGACAGAGAGACGGTTGGCCTCGCTGGTGCAGCCCGATCCAGCGTGAACGAAATAGATGTCGGGCTAGAGGCATTTCCGGCAGCGTCGACCTGACGAACCTGAATGGTCAATCCGCCGTCTTGAACCCCAGACAGGCTGAGCGACGAGGCCCACTCGCCGCCGCCTACTCTGTATTGCAGCCTCGCGCCTTTCTCAACGCTCATCTGGTTGACCACTACGTCGGCGACTCGCGTGATGCTGTCGGTGCTGCTGCTTCCGGTGTCTTCTTTGAGCCGGGCCTCTGGCGGTGCAGGTGCCTCCGTGTCGAGCGTAAACTGAAACCGCACTGATGGAGACTTGTTACCGGCTGCGTCAGACTGCCGGACAAAGACTACGTTCACGCCTTCTTCCAGCGGTGCAGCCTGCGATGACCACAAAACGCCGTCTAGCGAATATTCAGCGGAGCCCCCGGGCTCAAGCCCCGCGACTGCGAGAGTGCCGACCGACGTAATCCTGTCTCCGGTCGTTCCAGTGTCGCTAGACAGCGACACCGTGGGGGCTTTCGGCCTGATTCCGTCGATGACCAACGGGAAAGTCTCGGTCGCGAACGCCTTGCCGACCGGGCCGCCTTCTGGCTCGCGAAGAAGATTGCCTGCGCGATCTTTGATCGGCGCGGCAGTTGAACCGACCCAGTCGGGCGACAAGACCTGTATTGTCTGGGCTGATGTTCCAACGGGGACAGTGAGCAGAAAGACTAGGCTGCTCGTTCCGTTGCCGGAGAGGTAGTTGGCCTGCACTTTTCGCGATGCGCCCAACTGAACGGAAATAGATGGGTGCGAGTTCGTTATATAAACTGCCTCGCTGAAGGCGACGTCGATGCTGATGGCGTCGCCGATCTTTTTCACTCCGCTGCCGGACGAAGTGACCGAGGTGACCCTCGGCCTTGTGGCGTCGACCTTGACGCCGGAATAAGACTGTGCCTGAAATGTCTTTTCGGCATCTTCGCCGTTGAACCTGCCCTTGATCTCGCCGGTTATCGGCGAGATCGTCGAGACGCCGGAAGGAGAGTCCTCGCCCTCGAGGACCGTCCAGGAGAACTTGAGAATCTTGCCGCCAGATCCCCCGAAGTAAGTGAAAGTCCTGTCTTGCCCGCCGACAGAAATCAGCACGGTCGGGACGCTGGTGACGACGACGGGGCTCGAGAACTCGAACTCGAACACAACGGCATCGCCGATGCCGTACCACTTCGATTCTGGTGGCGATACCGTAACGACGGTGATCGGCATCGCTCGCTACCTCGCCGGCTGCACGAACAACGGCTCAAGCACTGCCTTCGGGTCGCTGCCGAGCAACTCCAGCACGCGGGCCTCAGCCTGTGCCTGCGTGTAGTCTCCGGCGGCATCGTAGGCATCGCCCTCCCAGAGCGTCAGCGGCCTAGCGAACGGGAGCATTTGAACCAGCACCCGCCGAATGGCAGATGAGTCAACA